CGGTGCAGCACCAGATGCACAGACCGTTGACCTATCATTTGTCGTAGTGGGAACACCTACTGAGACATTTAGCTAAAAACTACTAATCGGGAGACAAAATGAAACTACCAATCACAATTGAATACACAAACGGCGATCAGATCACTTACACAGCTGCACCGCCAGAGTGGGTCAAATGGGAAAAGCACACAGGTCACACAATTGCTCAGGCACAGGAAAAGATCGGCATTTCCGATTTAGTGTTTCTTGCCTATCACGCTATGAAGCGTGAAGCAGCTGGAAAGCCTGTCAAGCCGATCGACATTTGGACAGAAGGTATTGCTGAGGTAATCGTAGGTGAGGCAAACCCAAAAGCTACGCCGTCGGAAGCCTTAGCAGAATAGTTTGGGAGGTAGCTCTGGCAACAGGGCTACACCCAGATGTTTTTGAGACAGCCGAGGACATACTTACCGTCATTGAGATTTTGGAAAGGCGAGCAAATGGCTAAAGATGCAATCAGCTATGACAAGGCTGAGCTGCGCGCCATTACTCGATCTTTCAAGGCTATGGACGACGAGGCGTTGTCACAAGCTAAAGAGGCAACCTCAGCTCTAGCCACTTATGTGCAGGGCAAAATCAAATCGGCAGCTAGTACCAAAACGCGCAACCTTGTTGACAACCGCGTTGCTGACGGCTCAAAGGTCTCCAAATCATCAAAAATTGGTGAGATCAGTTTTGGTTATGCCTCACAAAAATTAAGCGGTGGCGCGACGACTCAGCAAATTTGGGGCGGCGTTGAGTTTGGGTCTAACAAATACAAACAGTTTCCAGTGTGGTCAGGTCGAGAGGGTCGAGGGTCACGCGGTTGGTTTATTTATCCAACCTTGCGAGCTGCACAACCTGAGATCATTAAGCAATGGGAACAGTCATTTAACAAGATAGTTAAGAGGTACAACTAATGGCTGGAAGTCGTACCCTCAAACTCTCGATACTTGGAGACGTTGACAACCTTAACAAATCGCTAAAAGCTGCCAGCAAAGATGTTGACACTTTTGGCGACAAAATGGGCAAAGTTGGCAAAATGGTTGGCGCAGCTTTTGCAGCTGCTGCCGCTGCCGCTGGTGCTTACGCAATCAAGATCGGCGTTGAAGGCGTCAAGGCTGCAATCGAGGACGAGAAGGCACAGACGCAGCTTGCTGTCGCCTTAGAAAACGCCACAGGGGCTACAAAGGCACAAATTGCTGCCACTGAGCAATCAATCTTGCAAATGTCTTTGGCGACTGGTGTGGCAGATGATGAGCTGCGCCCAGCTTTGGGACGGTTGGTCAGATCAACCTCAGATACAGAGAAGGCACAGCAATTACTCGCAACAGCTTTAGACATAAGCGCAGCCACAGGCAAGCCGCTGGAAAGCGTTGCAAATGCTTTGGGCAAGGCTTATGACGGCAACACAGCATCACTGGGCAAACTAGGCATTGGCTTATCAGCTGCCGAATTAAAGACCATGAATTTCACTCAGGTGCAGGGAAAATTGTCAGACCTGTTTGGCGGCGCGGCAGCTCGTAACGCTGACACTTATGCAGGACGCATTGCTCGCATGCAAATTGCATTTGATGAGGCTAAAGAAACAATTGGCTTTGCGCTGTTGCCAATTCTTGAAAAGCTTATGGGTTTTATCAACAACAACGCTTTGCCAATCATTAACGCATTTAGCGGTGCTTTTAGCCTCAACGGCAATGGTCTTGGCGGTGTCATCACAACACTTGGCAACATCATCACTAGCGTATTTACGCCAATTATCAATGGCATGATTAAAGCGTTTGGGTATGTTCGAGATGCAATCGGTGACAACCTTGACACTTTTAAGGAATTTGGCGCATTGATCGCAACCTATGTTGCACCAGTCATAGGCACAGTTTTGGGCGGTGCGTTACAGGTTGCAGGCAAGATCGCAGGCGGCGTTATTGACGTCATTGCTGGTGTTGTCAAAATTCTCAACGGCTTGATTTCAGGTGCAGTTGCAGGTATTAACGCGCTTATTTCTGCTTATAACTCAATACCGTTTTTGCCAAACGTTGGCAAGATTTCAACACCGACAGTCAGCGTGCCAAGCATTGCGACACCAAAAGTCACAACACCAACAGTGACTATTCCAAAAATTCCGTCGCCTACTTCATCAGGCGGCGCAAGCGGTGGCGGTGGCGGTGGCGGTGGAGTTGCAAAAGCAGCCAGCGTCGCTGCGAGTACGGCACTTAGCTCACAGGTAATCGGCGGTACATTTGATGCTGGTTCATTTAGAAAGGGCGAGGAAAAAGACCGCGTCGGTACGACAATCAACCTGACCGTGACTGGGGCGTTTGATAAGGAAGGCACAGCACGCACAATCGTTGACACATTAAACAACAGCTACTATCGCGGCACAGGCGGCGCAACTAACCTGCAAATAGCATGACCCAGTGGACGCCAGTTTGGCTGGTAGAGATCGACGGCGTTTCTTACACTGACGCCGTTTTGGCTAACCTAACAATCAGGTCAGGTCGCACAAACATTTACGAGCAAGCACAAGCTGGTTATGTTAATTTGCAGCTGCTAGACGTCAATCAAGCGACAATACCTGTCAACATTAACAGCACCATTTCAGTGCAAGTGCAAGACACATCAAGCACATACGTCCCAATCTTTGGTGGCACAGTCGTTGACATTGCCGTTGAGGTACGCGACGTAGGCAGCACAATGTTTACCCAGACATACAGCATCACAGCACTTGGCGCGTTGTCTCGTTTGCCAAAGGCTTTGACAAATGGCGTGCTGTCTAAAGATTTTGACGGCGATCAAATCTGGGAAATTTTGTCAGACTTATTGCTTAACACTTGGGCAGAAGTACCAGCAGCTGAAACATGGGCAGATTACGACCCAACAACAACATGGGCAACAGCAGAAAACGTTGGGCTGGGCGAGATTGACCGCCCTGGTGATTATGAGCTTGCTGCACGATCTAGTGAACGCACCGACGTTTATTCTTTGGTGTCGAAACTTGCAACCTCAGGTCTTGGCTACATTTACGAGGACGCCTTTGGTCGCATCTCATACGCTGATGCAACACACCGCAGTTTGTACTTGTCAAACAATGGTTATGTACAGCTGACAGCCAACCAAGCACGCGCAGCTGGTTTGCGCGTCGAAACCAGAGCAGGCGACGTACGCAATAACCTGACTATCCAATACGGTGCAACCAGCAGTGCAGAGCAAAGTGCCAGCGACGCCGACTCGATTTTGCAATACGGCACGTTGTCTCAGATCATTTCGACAACCTTGCACAACTCAGCTGATGCAACCCAGCAAGCCAATTTTTACCTTGCATTGCGCAAGACACCGCAAGCAATCTTTAGTGAGATCACGTTTGACCTGACAAACCCAGAGCTAGACAACAGCGACCGTGACAACCTCATTGGCGTGTTTATGGGTGAGGCAGTAGCAATCAATGACCTACCAGCGAACATGGGCGGTATCTTTCAAGGCTTTGTTGAGGGCTGGTCATTTCAGGCGTCGTACAACCAACTCTCGATCACTCTTAACATTTCACCAACGGCTTACTCATTGCAGGCTTTGCAATGGGACGAAATCTCAGCTGCATTTACTTGGTCGGGCGTGTCGCCAACACTCGACTGGGCACGTGCGACAATTATCACCTAAGAAGGAGAAAACATGGCAAACCCAACGTCGAATTTTAACTGGCAAATGCCAACAGCGAGTGATCTCGTAACGGACTTGCCTGCCGATTTTGAGGTCTTTGGACAAGCTGTTGACACATCACTAGCTGATCTCAAAGGCGGCACAACTGGACAGGTTTTGTCTAAGGCGTCAAACACCAACATGGATTTCACATGGGTGACAACTGACGACGCAAATGCAATTCAAAATTCAATTGTTGACGCGAAAGGCGACATTGTTGCAGCAAGCGCAAACGACACACCTGCCCGCCTAGCAGTAGGCAACAACGGAGAGACACTCGTAGCAGATAGTTCCACCTCAACAGGCTTGCGCTATCAGAGCAATTTTGCAGCGGGTAAAAACAAGATTATCAATGGTGATTTTGGCATTTGGCAGCGTGGAACAAGTTTTACACCGACAGCAAACACTCAAACTTATACCGCTGATAGATGGGCTGCATTGCGCGATGGAACTGGTGCGACTGTTACTGTTTCACAGCAAACTTTTACACCTGGCACAGCACCAGTAGCAGGATATGAAGGTCAATATTTTTTCCGTTTTGCTCAATCTGTTGCTGGAACTGGCGGAACCTATAACGTTATTGAAAACAGAACAGAAGATGTAAGAACTTTTGCAGGTCAAACTGTAACCATTAGTTTTTGGGCAAAAGTAGCGTCAGGAACACCTAGCGTTTCTTTTGGATTCAATCAAAATTATGGTTCTGGCGGTTCATCACAAAACAACGCAATTAATAGTAGCGCAACACTTTCGACTTCTTGGACAAGATATTCTTATTCTGCAACCGTTCCAAGCATTTCTGGAAAAACTGTTGGAACGTCTAGTTATTTGTCTTTGTACATAGCGCCAGCGGTAAATGCAACCATAACTTTAGATATTTGGGGCGTACAAATTGAGGCAGGTTCAGTTGCTACCGCCA